AAAAGGGGGATTCGGTAATGGGCGATATAAAAAGCGACTTAAAAGAGTACCTCCTTCACCGTTTACACGCTTTTCTTTCGAAATATGACGACAATGGAGGCGATCGCGAATGACTAACGAAATGCAGGACCCCGTCGAAGCTGCGTTCGCCCAACTTGGCGTTAAGCGCGAGTACAATCTCGGCGATCTCGTCCATTGGGCGGGCGAACTGTGGTACATCGACGGCTGGCGGTTTGACGCGCAACGGACCGAAGGCGAAGCGTTCGAGGACATCGAATATTCGTTATCGCGCGTTTACGCCGACGGCACATGGAACGATTATGCCGAAGTTTTTCAAGGCGACGAAGAATTGCGGTTGGTTTGCCGCGCTGAGTTTGCCGATGAATTTATCGCGAACAACGGTATGGACGCGAGTGGCGGCCGGAGCGCGGCGCAAAATGCGACTATAATAGCGGGAGTGATGGCGATGGGCAACAACGGTAAGCACGCGTCAAAGGCGGTGGGGTCAGCCGCAAGGCAACGCGAACGTGACGAATTGGCGCGCAGAAAGGCGTTCGGTAAACGCATGGACGCATTACTTGACGAATATAACGCGCTTGTGGCAGCCGGCGAGCTCGCGGAGGCTAACGCGATTATCGGGCGGATGCGGCTGGAAAGGTTCATTTTCGAAAGCGGCGGATGGGCTGACGGTGAGGACGACAAACGGAGGTGAGCGAAACTTTGTCTTACGGACCCGAATTATTATCGCGAATATGCGACACCAACGACACAACGGCGATCACGCGGTACCAACTCGTTGACGACGATTTCCCAACGCCAGCCGAACGTCAAGCCTTTCGGTTCATTCGCGACTACGCTGAACAGAACGGCCGGCTACCGAGTGCCGATACGGTCTGCGCCGAGGTACCGGAGTTTACGGAACTTTACGTGCCGGTCAGCGATTCAGTCGATTGGCTGGCTGGCCGTTTTCTTGAGAACGTCGCCAACCGAAAAATTCAAGCGTTATTTTCGCCGGACAGCGCAGTTAGCCAAAAATTCGGCAACGTGCCGCCGGACGAGTGGATCGACGTATTGACCCGCGAATTAGAATCGATTAAAATAAGAACAAACGTTCGAGATAAAGTCGGTCACAACGTCAAAACCGACACCAACGCGTTCCTTGACGAGTACGAGCGCCGCAAGGCTGGCGAGTCTTATCGCGTCTATAAATCGAAGTTTCCGAAGATCAACGCCACGGTCGGCGGCTATGTTTCGTCTAACCTTTATACGATATACGGGAAGTCGGGCCGTGGCAAGTCGGTGATTGCGCTTGAAGAAGCGATTGAGGCCGCGATGCAGGGCGCGAACGTGCTGATTTGGTCGATGGAGATGGGTTGGTTCGAGGTCATGGTGCGGATTTACGTTAGCGTATCGGCACGGCTCGGCCTAACGGTAGCCAACGTTGGCGGCGTCGATATGGCGGCCGGCTTCGATGCTGGCGATTTGCGGGCCGGTAAACTGGCGGACGACTTCGAGCAAAGTTTTCGTGAGTTTTTACGCCAGTTAAACGACTATGTGCCCGGTAATATCGTTGTTCGCGCGGTCGATGACGACGACTTCATGAAGCGCGATTTAAAAGCGCTGGAAGCGGACATTATCGCCACTAAAGCGGACGTTGTCGTGATTGATCCGTTTTATTATCTCGACTACGAACGCAATACGAGCAAGACGGCTGGCGGTGATGCGGCGGCCACTTCAATGAAGTTGCGACGATTGGCCGGGCGAACAAAAACGGTCATATTCGCGATTACCCAAGCGGAGGAAACGAAAGAATCGAAAGACGATGACGGGTTCCGCGAAGTGAAGTTGCCGGCTCGTGAGGACGTGAAAAAGACGAAGCAATTACTCGAAGATGCGTATTTACTTATCGCGGTCGACACGGACTACAAGCAGAAACGCGGTCTAATCGGGCTGAACAAAGGCCGCGATGGTGGCGAGGGCACGGAAATCGAGCTGACGTATATTCCGCAAGTAGGTATCGTCAAAGAACTACCGACAGGCGAAGCGGCATCCTCACATTTCAATTTTTAGTAAGAAATGCCTATATTATTTTCCGTTAAATGAACATTATAATTATTTCAATGGTATTAAAAGTGTAACGATATTGTAACGGAAAAGGAGGTATAATGTTGTCGATAAATGTCCGCGAGGAGTTAGAATATTTTGAATGGAAAAATGCGGAATGGTCCGACGAAAAACTCATCGCGGCTAGCCCGTTTCGCGTTGATCGCACGCCGTCTTTTTACGTGTGGCTACGCGACACCCCAACCGCAAAAGCCGGCTACTGGGGCGATAGCGGCGCGTACGATGCGGAATATGCCCGCGGAGGCCTCGTTAAACTGCTCGCCTTTCTCCGGAATGAAACCGAAGCCGAAACGGCTGAGTATCTCGCGAACAAGTACGGCAGCGACGCGCTAGCGGATGAAGACGATGACGAGTGGCGCCTGCCCGCATTGCAGTTGCCGCAAGCCAAACGGCATAGAAAACCGCTTGACGAGTCGGTGTTGCCCGCACAATCAAGCGCTGCACATCCGTACTTATTGCGCCGGGGTATTAGTGCTGAAACACAGCGGTTATTCGATTGTCGGTTTGACGCGGCGGCCAACGCAGTGGCACTGCCCTGGCGGTTGCCGAGCGGTCGGCTGGCGAACGTCAAATACCGGTTAACGCGCGGTAAGGCGTTTTGGTACGTGAAAGGCGGCACCTACGGTTTACCGTGGCCGATCCGCGATTTAGTTTTCGGAATCGACGTTGTATATCGGTCGCGGCCCGATATTTGCGCTATATGCGAAGCGGAAATCGACGCCATGAGTGTAGTGGAAGCCGGCTTGGCTGCGGTCGCTTGCGGTGGGGTTGCGTTGGGGCAACCGAAAGTCGACGTATTGATCCGCGCGCCCGTGAAGGAATACGTGATACTCGCGGACAACGATAAGGCCGGCGACAAACTGCGGCAACAGTTAGCGGTGGCCTTACGCGGACATGGCAAGCGAGTGAGCGTCGCGAAGGTTGGTGCGCGGTGGAAAGACGCGAATGAGGCGTTGGTGAGCGGCGGGCCAGAAGCGATTTGGCGGGCGATCGAGGGGCGCTGGTCTGCGTGAGTCGCCCGCTTTACATATTATTCGATGCGTACAACTTTTTCAATCGGCACATTCAAATAACAACAGATGTCGACTATATGTTGTAAATTTATCGGCTCATTACGGTTTATCGCCGCGATAATCGTCGGGTGGAGTAGGTCGGCCTCGCCGCGGTTTCGTCGGAGATCGCTTATTTTCATGCGTTTTTCCTTTAGAGTATTAAAAAGTGGCTGATATGATATTGCGCATTTTTTCATTTATTACACCTCCCGATAAAAATTTTTTCAGAAAAAGGTTCACAAATTTGAACATGTATGCTATATTATCAATATACAATAAAATACATTTTTATTCAAGGCGGTGAATAATATTGCCACTAAATTCGATCGTGAAAATTATCGAAACCGAAATCGAAAACTATGAGATTGCTCATGATACCACACTAAAGAATAACATAATCGCGAAAATAATGCACGTAACGCCAAGCGAAGTGACAAGATTTAGGAATGGCGATAAAATGCTTCACCTAGATAAGATCATCAAACTCATTCGTTTTTTATGTCCGCATAAAGAGCTGGAATTGATGTATGAAATTTGTAACTTAGTCCTAGAGACAGAAAAACCGTACATAATCAGAGAAGCGATGGAGTACTGTTCTACAGCTCGTTTTCTTGATGTTTTGGACAAGATAATTGAAAACCAACTTATGGAAGGTAATAAAGAAAACAAGGAACTCGCTAAGGTATATAGTCTAGTTATGAGGTATCAACAAACCAGAAGGAATTTTGACGATGTTTTTTACGATATTGAACACACTATCCCTTCACGCGTTTGCTCAAAATTATTGTTAAAATCGATCAAATGCCTTATCCTTCAGCATAAAAAAGAATTCTCGCACATGGAACGTATTCTAAGAGAAGCTGAGACGCTGTTTGATGAATTGGATTGTGAAGATGATTTTATACTAAACTCATATAAGGTTAGATTTACCGAAATTAAGGCGACCGTAGCCTTGAATGTATATAGTGACTTCAAAAAAGCTAGAAAATTGGCAAAAAGAGTTATCGATTCTGATATTTGTGCGATTTTTAAAGTTCATTCGTATTATACAATAGGGAACTCATATCTGTTCGATGACTATGATGCTACCATGAATTACTTCAAACAATACTACGATCTTTTATTATTGGACGGTCGTACAGAATCTGCTAAAATAGTCAAAGAACAAGATATGGTGTTCGCGAAAATAGTTCATGGCCAGGAACTAGAAACAATAAAAACGAGCGACATCTCCGAGATTGCGCACTTGGAGGCAAGGTGGGGTGATAAACAAAAAGCGTTAAAATTGATTGAACAAGCTGTTAAGGAACAAGGCATGTCCGTGTTTAAACAGTATTACAAAGCATTAGCATTAGATGACCCAGTGCTGCTTTATGAATCGTTAATCACATTCATTAACTCAGGTTTAAAGTTTTACGCGAATCTAGTACATCGAGATTTACTAAAATTTGGTGGAAATTGGGGAACGATCGCAGAAATTGCGCTTAAAAATTTAACATTCAAATAGGGGGGAACATGACGTGAAAAAGGTGATTATTGCATTGTTGTTAGGACTAATCGTTACAAGTTCTTTCGTTGGTATAACACAAAATGACAAAAACGCTGCCACACAAGTAAAAATAACTAGTGATCCGGGCGGCGGAAGTGGTGGAAGCGGATCCTAAATAATTTGGGCGCTCTTAAAGAGCGCCTTTTTATATTACTGTCAACTTTCTAAAAACAGTACATAAAATTGAACATTTTTCCCTCGGTAAATTTTCGCAAGAAACACAGTTTCAGTATGTTTCGGTGCTACAATACAAGTACAAGCCCGGTTGATAAAAATTTTAAACTTTTTTGTGCGAAAATACGCCGAGATTTGTATAATACATTGAAAGGGGGAAAACGATATGAAATTGAATATCGATGATTTAGTGCTTCGGTACCGCGAAACACGAAGTAACAGCGATTTTAACGAGATTTACCGTTATTTGATCGAAAGACATGCGGATTACTACGGAAAAGTCGCGAAGTCTTTGCGTGCCGATGAACACGAGACACGCGCCTTGTACGAAGATACGTTGTTAGAATGCATTGAGCTTTTTAACGGCGATAACTTCGAGTTGTATTTCAACAAAGCACTTAGATATAGAAGAGCGACATTGTATAAACGCCGACAAAGACGACGGCAACACGAAATCCTCGAATGTGAGCTCGGGTTTCCCGAAGGACACGATTTTGGCGACGATTCGATAACACCGTTTGAAATAGCGGTCAACAATGCAAGTCAAACCGACAACTCGGCGGCAACCGAGGTGTTACGAAAGAAAACGGAAGCCGACCAGCGGCAACTGATCGACTTCCTCACGCAGAACATGGACGCTAAGACGACGGCAATCGTCAAAGCGATCCTCGAGGATGACAGCCCGTACAAACCGACGGCAATCGGTAAAAAACTCGGACTGCACCATATGCAAGTTAAACGCAGCATCGAAAAGCTGGCAGGCCATTTCGATCGGCAAAAGTACGGTAGCCACCGCGACTATTTGCTTGCGCGTTAACTTGCTCGGGGCTAAGCGCGACTAACGCCCTAGTCCCTACGTTATAAGTATACGTCATTTGTGCGAAAAATAGAACCCCGTATTTTTAAGGAGGTTAAGCGGAATGAAGCGCAAACCTTATACGAAGAGTATGCGCAAAAAACGCGATTTATATACGCAGTACAACGAAAAAGTCTACCCGGAATTGGTTTACAACGGCGCACCGGCCGCCGACGAAGACCCGGCCGACTACGTGCGCTTACCGAAGGCGGTGCGGCTGGGATGACCGCGCAGGTGGTCGCGCTGGCCGACGCCCGCCGGCGCAAGTACGAGCGCATGTACCGCGCCTACTACGGTGACCCGAAGGTGGTGATTCGAAATGAACGTGCCAGTCATCGTACTAACCATCGTCGGCATGATCGCGGCGGCTTATGTTTATGCCGAAATTGACCGCAAGCTGACGGAGCGCTGGAAATAAGCGGCGCGGTCAAACGAATAGGGCGACTCGCCGTCCTTAAACCGAGGCCTAACGGCGCTCAGGTAAATCATACGCAATAAATCGCTGGTCATTACGCAGTCAAAACGTGTATTGGCGTATGAGAAGCGAGAAGAACTTTTAACCGCGTTTTCATTGTCTGAAGACGTCAAAACGTGTATTGGCGTATGAGAAGCGAGCATAATTCCCGAGGCCGGCGTTCAATGTGCGAAGTCACAACGTATAGAGGCGCGTGGTGCGAACCTAAAGCGAACATTTTGGAGGTTTTACAAGTGAAAATAACGAAAACAATGCGATACGAAATCGCTTACGATAAGGATTTATACAATTTACTACACGACATTCAATACGCCATTTGGCGGATTAAAAATAAAGCAACTCAATTAGCGTGGGATTGGCAACAATTTTCGTTCGGGTATAACGACCGATTCGGAGAGTATCCGAAGGAAAAAGATATACTGGGCAAGGGGTTACCCGCGGATATAAACGGACAAATAAAAGGGTTAGCGGTATTTGTAGGGTCATCCATTGTCGATACGGCAATAAACGAATCGGTGAAGAAATTCAAAAACGACAAACCGAAAATACTTCGTGGAGAAATTTCTATTCCGTCATATAGACGTGATGGATCGTTCCCAATCCGCGCCCAATCGATAAAGTCGCTAGTGCGAATCAATGCGAAAACTTACGCTTGCAAACTATCGTTACTGTCGAAGGAAGGCGCTAAGGAACGCGGAACTGACACGCAAGTTGACGTAACCTTACGAACAGGTTCGGGTGCGAACGTCATACTCGACCGAATTATAAGCGGTGAATACAAAATGTGCGACAGCGAAATCGCGAAGGTTAAAACGAAATATTACCTAATGCTTGCGTACTCACACGAAGTTGACGAAGTTCAGCGCGATAAGTCGAAAGTGATGGGCGTTGATTTAGGCGTTGTAAACGCAGCCGTGATCGCGTTCAACGATAGCCCCGAGCGACATTTTATTGGCGGTAGCGAAATTAGCGAATTCCGGCGCAGAATTGAGCGCAGGCGCACCGAATTGTTACGGCAAGGCAAGTATTGCGGACACGGTCGTCGCGGACACGGTCGAGTAACGCGGTTAAAGCCAATTGAAAAATTACGCAGGCGTGTCGAGGATTTCCGCAAAACTACGAATCATAAGTACTCGAAGTTTATCGTTGAGCAAGCGGTTAAACACGGTTGCGGCGTTATTCAACTCGAAAAACTCGACGGAATCAGCGCGAATAGCACGTTTTTGAAACGGTGGCCATATTACGATTTACAACAAAAAATCGCGTATAAGGCGAAAGAGGCTGGAATCGAAGTACGGATGATCGAACCGAAATATACGTCGCAACGGTGTTCGGAGTGCGGACACATTGCGGAAGGCAACCGGAAAACACAAGCGGAATTTCATTGCCAGTTTTGCGGATTCAAAACGAATGCCGACTACAACGCCGCGCGAAATATCGCAACGCCCGGAATTGAGTCGATGATAAAAGCGCGCATAGAATCGCAACAAGCGCAGCTTGCGGCAATGGATTGACGTCATTGCCCGCCGGCGACAGGTCGCGAACGTTAACGCGAACGTTTGCGGCTTGTCGCGGGCAACCGAAGCAAGCCCGACTAAATCGTAAAGGAGCGATGTTTAGTGAGCTATATCGCTAAAAAAGGAAAAGCGGCGGCTGAGAGCGCCACCGCCGAAAATCAAGAAAACGCAAGCAAGGCGCTGGCCTCGTTCAAGTCCGGCACCGCGTACAAAGTGCGGATTGCGAGCGACGAGGACTACGTCGAGTACTACGCCGCGTCGGTGTTTAAGGTGTTTAACACGACGCCCGTTGAATCCGATAATCTGTATCAGAAAGCGGCCAACATGCTTTATGCCGACGCCAAGGCCGCCGAGGAAGCGGGCGACGACGCAAAAGCCGAAGAACTCCGTAACAAAGCGTACTTGCTCAAGCCGAAACCGCGTTATTTGTTCGGTTTCATCAACTTGTCCGACGGCCAGCCGATTATCGTTGACGTAAGTAAGGCGCAAGCCAAGGTGCTGATCGCGGCTATCGAAAAGAACGCGAAAAAACTCGCACGCAAGCCGTTTGAGCTCGCGAAGGACGGCCAAGGCACGTCGACGATGGTCAGCCTGACCCCGCTCGACGACGAGGATTTATCGGACGCCGAGCGTAAGGTGTTCGAAGCTACAGCCGACGCGAAAGTGCCCGACGAGCTCTACGAAAAAGTGCTTTACGTTAAAACGCATGACGAGCAGGTTGCCGACTTGAAAGCGTTCGGTTTCGATGTTGAGCGGTTGGGCGTGGAAAGCAAACCGGCAGACCCGACGGAACAATTTTGATGCGATTGGGGGCGGTAAATAATGCCGAATTTAGACGTTAGGATTACGAAGGGTGGCGACGTGACCGAAGTTGAGTGGAATGGCGCGAAGTATACGAAGGTTGATCGTAACGCGCAAGTTGGCGACTTGATTCGTTTTACTTCTTTTGCCGTCGATGAAGCCGCTAAAAATGTCACGGTAGGAGCGTTTTACGAGGTTGATGAAATTGACCGATTTGGCGATCCACACATTATTGATGATGCAGGTGATAATTACGACACTGGTGGTGACGACTTCGAAGTATTCGCCAAAGTCGACGAGCCTACCATCGAATGGGCCGACAGCGCGGAAGAACAAAAACCGAGATTCAAAGTCGGCGACATCGCGGAAGTTGCTGCCAATAATAGCGGTCATGCGTTCGATGTTGGCGAAAAGGTTCGTATTGTCCGGATTGACGATTATGACGATGATCTTCCTTATCATGTTAAGTCAATAAAAGATGATTTCGAACTGTGGGTTAGCGCCGAAGATTTAAAACCGACCACTAACGCCGAGAACCAGCCCGAAACCACCACGTTCGAAGTCGCAACAAAACCCGGCGGCTTACATGTATTCCGCGCAGAAGGCGAATCTAACCCCGAAGATTTCGTCAAAGCGCACATAACGTTAATCTACGGCAAAGCGTTCTTTTCGCACCCTACCGTTTTTATTCCGCTTGATGACATCGAATCAGTTACGAAAAGAGAGGCGGCGAGTAATTGACGACAACAACGAAACAAACGCGAACAACGAGGACAACGTCTGAAATCGGCTGCGCATCCGTCATGGTTGCGCGGTCGGCTTTACACGCGATGGGCTGGAACACGGCACGCCCAGAAGTCGACAGTGGCGCTGACGTTTGGGCGGAAACGCCCGACGGTGAAATCAAACGGATTCAAGTACGCACTATCATCGTGCGCGACACGGAAAAACGACGGGGCGAATACGTGATACCCGCGCGCAAGTCGAATGGCGAGCCGTTTCAGCCGGATGAAGTCGATTACCTGATCGGCGTGCTCGGGTCGCGCGCGTGGCTAGTGCCGTGCACGGGCAAAAGCGAATATTGGAGCGGTGCATACGGTGACACGTCGCGGTGGACGGAGATAACGCCGAATTACGCGAAGGAATTAGCCGAAAAGGAGGCGCAATTATGAACGAAGGCAAAGTCGTTATTCCGCGCGAAGTTGCGGATGCAATTGAGTATGCGCGGAAAACACTTTATGAGTACGCAGATGAAGATATGATTAAATGCGCATTCAATCCGGATTATTACTGGATGTCTGAAAAATTGAAAGCTCTTAACGATATTAACCCTATGACACTTGTGCGTGCACTCGTTAATGGTTACGTAATCGAGTGTACGCCGCATGAGGAGGGATAAGCGAATGAAAGCATCGTTAAATAACGGTTGGAAAGTCGAAGGTACGCCGGAAGAAATATTCGAATTGCAATCGCTATTTTGGAAACAAGAAAGGCTCGATCAAGTGACAGAAGATATAGGCGAAAAGCTGGCGAAAGAGTCAAAACTAACCCGCGCCGAAGTCGTGGCACGGGCAATGCGCGACGTTGATGTGTTGATCGACCGAATGGTGGATAAAAACATGGATATTAACGAAGGTAATTACGTTTTTCGTCATCTAAGAACCGTTCCGGAATTTATCGTTAATCGTGAAAAAAGAACGGTCGTTGCGTTAGTGAGAAGTATGAGTAGCGAAGTAATTTACGAAAAAGGCATCGCAAAATGCGCGCCCGATGACGTATTTAACGCCGACATCGGTAAAGCCATCGCACTTCGTCGCGCGCTTGGGCTCGACGTGCCCGACGAGTACCTAAACGCGCCAAAACCGGAAGGCGTTGCGGTTGGCGACGTTGTTCAATATTATCTAAACGGCAAAGAATCGTTTACGCACGTTGTACAGGATAACCGCGATATTGATACGATTAACCGCGATAATCGCATGGCGATATTTTGGACGGCAAAAGTAATCGACGATACAGACCGTGAAGAATACCGGAGTGTCGGCGTGTGAATTTGCGGTTAAATACCGACGGCGGCCGAATCGCCCGACGCAAGCAAGCGCAAGCCAAGACGCCGGCGCCCGAAGTGTCAGCCGAAGATTGGGCGAAAATATTCGCGATGAAGCTAACGGACGCCGATCGCGCTAAACTAATCGAAGTCAAAGCGGAGTTTGACGCGGGGCGCATGACGCGGCTGAGCGAGGATAAATACACGAAAACCGGCCGGCCCAAGGCGTTCAGCAAGGCGGAGGCGCTGCGGCGGTACGCGGAGTTAGTCGAGCGCCGGCGTGCGGAAACACTGCGCCGAATGGTCGAAAATACGCCGGATAATTACCATCTCGTTAACACAGCCGAGTCAATGGCGTTTATGATCGATGTTATTCGTGCGGCCGACCTTATCGCGATTGACTGCGAAACGTTCGGCGAAGATGATGGCGCGCTTGACCCGTGGAAAGGCCGCATGGCTGGCTTTTCGGTATCAACACGTGAGCACTCGTTTTACGTACCGTTAAACCACGCAACTGGAACGCAACTTAACGAAATACCTGCGGAGTTGCGAAAATTACTTGAAACGAAACCAAGCGTTATGCATAACGCACCTTTCGATTGTAAATGGTTTGCGGTTCAATACGGAATTAACTTAATCGATACGTTACACGCTGACACTCGTATTATGGCGATGGCACTCGATGAGAACCGCGACCACCGCCTTAAAAACCTATTGACCGATTGGTTACACGAACCGAGCGATAACTTCGATGAGCTTTTCGGTAAAACACCGTTTAACGAGATTCCGCTTGACGTTGCGCTACCTTACGCGGCAGGCGATACGGATAAAACGTTAAAACTTTACGATTGGATCATGCGACATTTAAATACCGATCGACTCGCGGACATTAAGCGATTGATTTTCGAGATTGAAATGCCAGTGTGCCGCGAGTTTATCAAAGCCGACTTACGCGGAGTAAAGTTTGACGTTGACCGTGCCCGCGAGTTGGACGCGAAGTTAGCTGAAGAAGAAGCGGAGCTAGAACGAAAAATACACGGTTATCTCGGCGAGGAAATTAACCTTAATTCGCCGGCACAAGTGAGTGCAAAGTTTTTCGGTGAGTTAGGTTTAACGGATTACGGAAAGGGTTCGACCAATAACCGCTTTATCAAAAAGCTGAAAAAGGAACATCCAGTTATCCCGTTGTTTCTCGAGTATAAGGAAATTGGTAAGTTACGTTCGGCCTTTACGCAAAAATTACCAAATGACGTTAAACGCGACGGCTTAATTCATCCGTGGCATAACACGTATGGAGCCGCGACAGGTCGATTTACTTGCGCGAATCCTAACACGCAACAGATTCCCGCAAAGCGGCCGGAAATACGTCACTTGTTTAAAGCGAAAGGGCCCGATCGTATTCTCGTTTCCATTGACTATTCACAAATTGAGCTGCGTGTGTTAGCACATATGGCGAATGAGTCCGTGCTTATTGAAGCGTTTAAACACGGCCGCGATATTCACTCAACGACCGCCGCGTTAATAAGCGCGGGTAAATATATGTATGAAGAAATCGAAGCCGAAAAGGATACGGACGGGTCGCCACAGCAGAAATTACGTAAGCAAGCGAAAATCGTTAATTTCGGTATTGTTTACGGAATGGGGGCGAGTAAACTTGCTGATACGCTTGAAATCACGAAAGAAGAAGCGCAAAAGATCATTGACGATTATTTTCGCGGTTATCCCGGCATTAAACGGTACATGGACGAACAACACCGTAAAATCATGCAGCAAGGCTATGTTACGGATATATTTGGGCGTAAGCGCAGGCTTCACAATGAAGTTAAATCAAAGGAAAAGTGGAGAGTTTTCGCGGCACAACGCCAAGCCGGCAACTTTCCGATTCAAGCAAGCGCAGGATCAATATTGAAAAAAGCAATTGTTGACTTGGTTAAGATTTTACCAGAATTTGATTCCTATATTCTCTTGCAGTGCCATGATGAAGTGCTTTTTGACTGCCCGCGCAATATTGACAGAGAATCTCTTCATATTATCAGAGATACTATGGCAAATGCGGTAAAACTTCGGTGCCCGATTAAATGCGACATTGAGATATATCCGGAAAGATGGCAGATGAAAGTCAGCGAGGAAGAATGGTTTGGAAAGGAGGCCGTCAATGTCGAAACTAACGCTAATTAAACGAAGCCAGCCGATATGCCATGCATGTATCGCGATGCAAACCGCACTCGACGGCGCGGGCATTCCATACGATACGATCGACATCACGGAACAGCCCGATGCAATCGAGCGGTACGACTTAACGGCCGTGCCCGTTTTGCTGATTGACCGCTACAACGGCGAGCAAATACGATTAACTGGCGTTCAGCCGATCGATAAAATCACGGAATTGATGAAGGAGGGCGACTAATTGACGAATCTAGGAGCGCAAATAGAAGGCGATTTCATCGCGATGCTCGACGAATGGCATTCACGCCCGGAAACGTGGGATAACGAGCTCGACGCGCAGATTCACCGGTGGTACGCAGACCCGCCGGTTGTTTTCCCGAAACGACCGTACTTCTCGCCGTCGGCCGCTAACAGTTGCCCGCGCGAATTGTACGTCAAAGCGAAAGGTGCGAAGAAGGACGTTACCGGTCAGCCACCGTATAGAGGCCGCTGGACGCGTTTAGGCACGGCAATTGGCGACCTCATTCAGCGCGACATTTTGTTTATCGAAAAACACTTCGAAAAAGTAACGGGTAATCCGCCGCGCTTCGTATTCGAGCGCACGCCCGACGGTCGGCCAATGTTCGAGGACTTCGCGAAAAAGAACCACGAAGTTACCCATCGCGGTCATACGTTTTATCTTTACGGAACGCCCGACGGCATCATGCGATACACAACGGACGACGGCGAAGTTATCCGCGTGGGCCTCGAAATAAAATCGAAACAGACGAGCGCGGCGCAAACGTCGCTTTATAAATTGCGCCATCCGAAGGAGGATCACGCGCGCCAAGTCGTGGCTTATAGCGCAATGTATGGCGTTGACCATTACGTGATTCTTTACGTAAATGCGGCAAAAGACGGTTGGGTCATCGACGACGATAAATACGCGAAAAATCCCGACATCCGCGCGTTTTACATCAATATTACGGAGGCCGATCGACTGGCACTTTTCGATAAGTTCGCGGATGTGCTTGACGCGGTGGAAACGGGGCGGCCGCCTGTGCTCGACCTGTGGAAATGGAATTTCAACAACTATAAAACGGCGTGCGCGCTCGATTTAAGCGACGAAGAAGTGGCGGATTTAGAACGGCAAGTCAGACGCATAAGACATTCGAGTTTGCCGGATTGGCAGAAGGCGGGGCCGGTGTCGGCGTTGGCGCAAATTAAGGAGATTCGCGCAAAGGAGGCGGTTTGATTGGCTAAAAAAGGACAATATCAAATCCCATTTTCAGAGAACGGTAGTTTACAAAGCTATCCTTACAATCCGAACGAATGGCGAGATAATTACGAGTTCGAAGAAACATTAACATATAAGACATATTATCGCGGAAGGTCAAGCGCAACAATTGCATTTACGGATTCAAAAGATCGCCAATACGAAATGTTTATGACGGATTTTGACGACCTCATGACGAGAAAAGGCCTTAACGGAAAAGAAGTAACAGGACGTTGGACGTTCGTAAAACGCGGTCAAAATTACGGTATTAGGTTAGCCGATGACTAAATCGAAGCCAATCCGCAGACCTTCGGTTAGAATTCTCGCCTTTGACACGAGTATGGGACGGCCGGGCGTCGCCTTAATCGAAGTGGCCGACGGTAAAGCGCGAATCCTCGACATGTCGCACGTTACTACGTCTAGCAAACAACCGCAGGGACTCCGCGCTGAAATTGTTGAGGCGTGGGCGATCGCGTTTATCGCGAAGCATTACGAAAAGGGATTCGAAGCAATAGTACGTGAGGATTTTGTTGGCCGAACGAGCAAACAAGCGCACCCTGTTTACAGCGCATGGGGTGCATGTGACCGCGCGCTGAACAAATTCGGCCTCGACTTCACCGCGCCAGCCATATCGCAGTCCAGCGTTAAGAAAACGGTGGTTGGCGTCGGCAAAGCGGAAAAAACCGATGTGGCTGATGCCGTGCGCAAGTGGACGGGGTATACGGGCGAGTTTGCGGTTGATGACGAATCGGACGCGGCCGCGGTTGCGCTAGCTTATGCGATACAACAAGGGATGATTATAAGGTGAAAACATTTTTACGTATTCTATCACTTGTGGCGTTGATAGATGCTGGTTGCGAATTTTTCTTCGCGGGTGACAAGCTAGGTGGGCTGTTTTCATTAGGGCTCGCAATCTTACTGCGAATGGAAGCGAAGGAGTGACGTTTATGTTCATTACGATATTTAACGCGTTTGCTTGCGGCCTTTGTACGGTTGTGGCCGCGGATAGTGCTCGTGAAGGGCGTTGGGGCTGGACGCTGTGTCTCGGTGCCTTGGCGGTAATAAACGGCTTGTTAGCGATCCACGGAGTGATGACGCAGTGATCGACTTCCTACGCCAACTCTCCGCGATTACCGCCGACCATCCGTTTATAACAATCGCTATTATCGCCTTAATCGCGATAGCCGGCGACATCACGTATAAACGCGGGCACTACGCCGGCTACCGTGAGGGCGTGACGCAGCGGCTGATGATTACCGCGGAAATGTTCGCGAGCAAGCCGGAGGGCGATGACTAATGCCGCATTACCGACAAGCAGCGCATGGCGCGATCGGCGAGTTCCGGCAACTACTCGCGGACACTGACGACGACCTGCGCCAAGTCGAGCGCGACAAAAAGCGGTACCAAACGAAACTAATCGAGCTAGAAGCCGAGCGCGAACGGTTGCTGGCGCGCAAGGCTGCTTTAGTCGAGTTTATACGGAGACTAGAACAGGAGGCGGGAGATTGACAACGACATTTACCGATTCATATATACGTAAACTAAACGAAGATATTGCGGTGTTTCCGCAAGTTACGCCGATAAAACCGGATTTCCATATCACGCGAAAAGGCGTAAGCCAACTCGTTATGCTTGACCGATATGCGTTTAAAGACATCGAAAAGCGCACGCTGAGCGAAGGCGATTTTGTTATCGTCAAAGTTAACGATGATCCGAAGTTTCCGGCGCTAGTGCTCGGGTTTATTACGAAGCTTGACCGTAAGCATAACCGAGCGACGATTGCGCTTGACGAAGATTTTCTCGGAACAAACGGGCTAACCGAAGAAGAAGCGAAAACCGGCGTTGTTGTGCGCCCACTCGAATTGATCGAAAAGCCACTCGAAATATTCTACGAGCAAATCGCTGACCGCGTGGCACGAGGATTGGCTGCGGTTGAAACCGATGAGGCAAAACGCGAGCAAGCACACGCCGATTTTTACCGCGAAATCGTATCAGATAATTTCGTGCCCGCCGGACGCATACTTTACGGAGCAGGTAGTGGTAATGAGGTTACATTCTTTAATTGCTTCGTAATGCCGTACCCGAAAGATTCACGCGAAGGAATCGCAGAGCATCGCGGTAAAGTTATGGAAATCATGGCGCGAGGCGGCGGCGTCGGCACAAACGGATCCACGTTACGGCCACGCCTTGCCCTTGCGCGTGGTGTTGGCGGCAAGTCTAGCGGATCGGTTTCGTGGCTTAACGATATTGCGCAGTTAACGCATTTAGTCGAGCAAGGCGGTTCGCGAAGGGGAGCGCAAATGATTTTATTGGCATGTTGGCACCCCGATATTATCGAATTTATCATCTCAAAAATGCAAAACCCACGCATTTTGCGGTATCTTACGGAAAACTTCGCTGACCCCGAAATTAAGCGGTTAGCCAAAGCGAAACTGAAATTTAAACCGTTATCGGACGATGACCGTGAAATATACGAACAGGCGTTATTGCGGCTTGATCCAGGTTCGACTGCATATAAAAAAGCGCAAGAAAAACTAGCCGACGGCGGCACATATGAAGTCGTTAACCCCGACTTTTTAACCGGTGCTAACATTTCTGTTGCGATTACCGCTGATTTTATGGAAGCCGTCGAGGACGACGTAAAGTACGAATTACGATTCCCAGACGTTGAGTCGTACAACGCCGAAGAAATGGCGTATTATAACGAGCATTGGCACGAGTGCGGCGACGTGCGCGAATGGCCACTCGCGATTAAAACGTACCGAACCGTTAAGGCTCGTGAGCTATGGCAATTGATTTGTTTCTGCGCAACATACAGCGCTGAGCCCGGTATTTTCTTTATCGACAACGCAAACGACAAGACCAACGCAAAGGCATACGGTCAAAAGGTCGTCGCAACGAACCCGTGTGGTATGCATTAAACGGCTTGCCTCACGTTAAAAACCGAATCTGATTGACTTGGAACCCTACCGGCGAAAGCCGCGGGCAACAGGGCGCAAGCAGGTGTAAACCGTGCAGCGTGAGAGACTAAGCGATTCGGCACCGTAATGGTGAAGCGATAGTCCGATCCCTGCGGAAACGCAGGCGCGAGCAATCGGAGCAACCGCTCGCACCGTGGTCTGTATGTAATTTGGCCGCAGTAAACCTCGCCAACATGGCGGACAAAGCGAATAAAACCGTAGATTGGGCAAAACTTAAACGTACCGTAGAAGTTGGCGTGCGAATGCAGGACAACGTTATCGACGCCACACCGTACTTTCTCGCAGAAAACCGCTGGCAAGCGCTTGGCGAACGCCGTATCGGACTTGGCGTCATGGGCTTGCATGACTTACTTCTTTATTGCGGACTGACCTACGGGAGCGCGGAAGCCAATGAGTTAGTCGACAAATTATTCGAGACAATCGCAACAACGGCTTACAGCGCGTCTATCGAATTAGCGAAGGAAAAAGGAAGTTTTCCGTTTTTAGACGATGAACACGGTTATGGTAACCGACACAATTTCGTCTGGACTGGTTATATGCGCAATATGCCCGATGATATTCGCGAGGACGTATTAAAATACGGAATCCGTAACTCGCATTTACTTACCGTTGCGCCAACGGGTTCAACCGGCACCATGATCGGGGTGTCCACCGGTCTAGAACCGTATTTCTCGTTTAAATACTACCGCAGTGGCCGACTCGGCAAGTTTATCGAAGTAAACGCGGACATCGTAACGGAGCTCGGCTTTGATGGCGATAATCTACCGGACTATTTCGTTAGCGCGATGGACTTATCACCGGAACAACACGCGGACACACAATGCGTTATTCAACGCTGGGTAGACTCGTCGTTATCGAAAACCGTTAACGCACCGAAAGGTTACGGCGTCGACCAAGTACAGCGAATTTACGAACGGCTTTACAAAGGCGGCGCAAAAGGCGGAACGGTTTACGTTGACGGGTCGCGCGACGCGCAAGTGTTATCGCTGACAGCCGAGGAAAATACGTTTGATGACGTTATAACGCCAAAAATCGTGCTTACTAACACCGTCAAAGATGTTCGATCGACAAACGTAAATATCGGTAATGAAATCGGCGATACGTGTCCGATTTGCCGTGAAGGAACCGTGCGCGAGATCGGTGGCTGCGCTACTTGCGATAATTGTGGGGCGCAGTTAAAATGCGGCTTATAAACGAATTTGTGCGAAATGCAAATCACGTTTGTATAATACGTTAGGAAGGCAAGGCGGGTGGATACGCCCGCCAATGTAAATACAAAGGGGTGATAACGTGGAAATTTTAGCACAGACGACGCATTGGGGTTTATTTGTATTTATGCTCGTTTTGTTTAGCGCGGTAGCATTGTTTACGGGGTTAGCGACAGTTGGGGTAATTTTAGAAATAGTAAGTGGTGGGTTTTCTAAAGACAATGTTATAGCGTTAATTATCTGTGCATCGTTTATGTTATACGGTATCTTCGGTACTGTCTCATGTATTTATGCTGGCCCAGACGTTACCTACAAGGCAAAAGTCACCGATTTCAATGCGGTATATCATAACGGATATAAAATCGTTGACCATGACGGAAAGTTATATATCCTACGAAAGGTGGGCGAATAAATGAATAAACCACCGTTAGGAATACCGCCAAGATTCGTAAGGGAATACGAGCGATTGAACGAAATAATTGACGCAGTCACTCGGTATATGGACGGAGAGCACCTGATACCACTTGAATGGATAGCAGAATATAACGAATTAGTGAAACGAAGGAGTCGATAAAATGAACGAACACGACGCGCAAATCATCAAACCGCAAATTCCCGTCAAAGTTAAACGGCTACACCCCGACGCAGTAATACCGAAATATGCACACGAAGGCGACGCGGGCTTCGATTTAGTCGCGGTAGAGGACGTAATCGTCGAGCCGGGCGAAACCGTTAAGGTGCCGACAGGCCTTGCGTTTGAGTTACCGCCGGGCTACGAAATGCAAATTCGGCCGCGATCGGGAATTACGCTAAAAACGAAACTGCGCGTGCAACTCGGCACGGTGGACGCTTCATATAGGGGCGAGATTAACGTGATTGTCGATAACTTCGATTATGACGCCGGTCCTTATGATGACGAACTAATCGACATCACCGGTAACATTTTACGTGCATCCGATTATTTCAATGTATGGGATGAATTCGCGATAGGGTCATATTTAATCCGCAAAGGCGACCGCATCGCGCAAGCCGTCATTAACGCCGTTCCTCACGCAATCATTACGGAAGTTAATGAACTGAGCGAAAGCGAACGCGGCACTGGCGGATTTGGCTCAACGGGAGTGAGCGCGCACATTATGTCGACTGACCCGTGGGGCAAAGGCGACGAGATTTACGAGGAGGACGATGCCAATGCGTAAAATTAACGAAAAGGACTTCGCCCGCTTGCTCGCCATTATCGCCGACCCACGCGAGCCCGACTATGACGAAGTGCTAGCGATTGCCGAACGGAATGGCTTTACGTTTGACGAAAAGGGTTCGGTTGTTCCTTTAGCCAAGCGTTGAGTCGAGGTTTGTACGCAATCAATCGTTGGCTGCGGCGGGCTCGCGCTTCCCAGCGGCCAACCCAACGGCTACGGTCGCCGCATTCCGCTACCTTACGTGTGTAAAATTCGATTCGGCGAACGGCTTTATCGAGTTTTGTCACGGTAATCGACTCCTTTACGGCTGTTTTACGATATTATAACGCAAAGTCAACGCAAAGTCAATACGGAAGGATGGTGTAAATATGACCGAAACTACGACTAAAATTAACGTCCTAGATCACGGTTACGTCCGTTTAGTCGACGTAATGGGATCCGACGTAACCATCGTTAACGCCGCGCGAGTGAGCTACGATAAGGCAACGGATGTACTTCGCGAAAAAGACGAGCGGCTGATTCGGTTCCTTGCGCGGAACGGCCACACGTCGCCATTCCGGCACGCAACGCTGCAATTCGAGGTATATGCGCCGCTGATGGTCGCACGGCAGTGGTATAAATATGCGGTATCTAGCGCGCATCTCGAAAGTCAAAACGCATGGAACGAGTCGAGCCGGCGTTATGTAACCGAAGAGCCAACGTTTTATGTTCCGAAAGTCGACGAGTGGCGTTCGGCTCCGGAAAACAAAAAGCAAGGCTCCGGCGACCCAATAGACGACTTTTTAATTGCTGAGGAAACGACGTATAGGTTAGAAGAATATATCAAGGAAGGCGTCAGGTTATACGAAAAGGCTATGGAATTAGGAGTCGCGCCCGAGCAAGCCCGTTTATTCCTTCCGGCCTACGGTATGTACGTACGTTGGTACTGGACGGCAAGCCTGCAATCAGTCGCGCATTTCCTCGCGCAACGGCTGGAACACGACGCGCAGTACGAAATTCAACAATACGCGAAAGCAGTCCACGAATTAGCTCGCGAAAAGTTTCCGGTTGCTTTACCGGAACTGCTCGCACATACGAAGGAGTGATCGTATCAATATTCTAACGAATCTACTGACGGCATTTATTCTATTTCGCGGCGACCCTACGGCTGTAGTCGACCCACACCCGCCGCCGCCACCGAAGCGCATTCACGTCACGGCAACGGCCTACACCGCCTATTGTCTCGGTTGTTCCGGCGTGACCGCGACGGGCATCGATTTACGAGCGCATCCCGATCGTAAAGTCATTGCGGTAGACCCTGCGGTCATTCCGCTTGGCTCGCGTGTGTACGTCGATGGCTACGGCTACGCGGTTGCTGGCGACGTTGGCGGGGCGATTAACGGGCGTGAAATTGACGTGTTTATTCCGCGGCTGGCCGATGCGCTGGCGTGGGGTCGGCGTGAGCACGTGACGGTGACGATTTTTAACGAAGGGGGCGACGAATAAGTGGCGATTTTTTGTTCCGATGCTTGCCGCGAGATTGGTCCGATTTGCGATTTTTGTATTCACTATCGCGATGATTACGAAGGTAAGGACGGTTTTGCGGGTGAGGGCATTTGTGAAGCGAAAGGGATTAGAGTCATGGCGCACGAAAGCTGCGACGACGATTTCCACTGTTTTATAGCGAAGGAGGGCGAATGAATGAGCAGCCAAATTATCGAGCATGACGGTAAATTTTACCGCGAAGTTGATCGCAAGGCGGAAGTTGGCGATAAAGTAACGTATGTTTATAACGGAATGAGGAATGGCATCGTCGTAACAGTAACGAAAATTAACGACGATGGGTGGGTTTTCTTTGATAAATCTGAATGGTATGAAACGGAGGACGGCGGAGAAGTAGGCGGATTTGGCCCTAATGGCTATCGCGTACTCGAACCGATTGAACCGCCAACCGGCCCGCAAACACAACACGAAGCCATCGCCAACCTTGCGTTAAAAGTTGCGAAGCTGATCGAAAAGGTCGACGCACAAGAAGCCGCTATTGACGAGATATTATCGCGGTTAGGCCACGTGGAAGCGGACTTAGACGAATCGAACTCGCAACACACCGCACCAATGGCCGAACTCCAGCTCGCAATCCTTCGCGCCGACCTACCGCTTGACCTCCGGCTCGACTTAATTCGCGAGTCCGAACGGTTGCATAACGAAAGGCTAGAGAAAATAACACAAATGCGGGCGATGGACGAATGAAGCCGGCTAAAATCGCCCTCTGCGGCAAGGCGCGAGCCGGCAAGGACACGGTTGCGGTGCACTTAGCGGGCACATACGGCTTTCATACGTATGCATTTGGCGACGCGCTCAAAGACGTTGCCAAGCGCCTTTACCGCGACAAATTCGACGCCGATCGCAAACCGCGCGCACTGTTGCAAACGCTTGGCGAGCATCTTTGCGAATACGACCCCGACATTTTCATCGACGCCACATTTACGAAAATTGCCGATGATATTCGCTGGCTTGGCGCAGAGAACGTTAGCCGCATCGCTATTACGGATTTACGCAAGCAGCACGAACTCAATCGGCTGCGCGCGGAGGGCTTTACGGTTATTCGCGTGACGGCGCCGGACGAATTGCGACTGGCTCGCGCCAAGCAGGCGGGCGACGACTTTAGCGCGCGGGACTTCGAGCACCCGACGGAAATGGCGGTGGACGGGTTTGCGGTTGATTACGAGGTGACAAACGACGGCTCGCTTGACGATTTATGGACGCAAGTCGACGAAATCATGCGCACGCTTGGCGTTGAGCCGCGGCGCGAAAGGAGGCGGTTTTTATAAGCGTTATTAACGAGTTACTCGGCATTAACGATTCATACCAAGCGCCGGGCAAGCTAATGGAAATATTGCGCAACCGGCCGCGGCGAGAAGCGCTATTCAAGCGGTTTTTAGAGGCGTTTAATTACGATGTTACGTACGACTGGTTTCACGATTATTTTCAGGAGGAACACGCACAACGAAAAACGCATAAGCAAGACTTTACGCCACAAAGTGTAGCCGAATTAGTTACGAAATTAGTCGGCAACTCGCCAACCGACGACGGCTTACGCTATGAACCGGGCGCAGGCACCGGCGGTATGACGATCACCGCGTGGAATAATGACCGCTACAAACATAGCCCATTCGATTACCGGCCGTCGTGGTACGTTTACCATTGCGAGGAGTTGAGCGACCGCGCAATTCCGTTTCTGCTGTTCAATACGTTAATTCGCGGTATGAACGCGGTTATCGTGCATTGTGACGTATTGTCGCGCAAGGCATACGGCGCATTTTTCGTTCAAAATGATACCGATAATCACCTCGCATTTTCGTCACTCAACGTAATGCCGTATACGGATGAATTAGCGAAGTACCTTGCGGTTGAGTGGGTTGAGAAACGTTATGAACCATTGGTGGAATCGCCCGGACAAATGCCGGAACATATCGTAAATCCGGTACCGCGCGGGCATGAAAGCGACTTAACGCGGTTGGTTAACACGATGTTCGCAAAGGAGGCGGTTGAATGAGCGATTGGCAATTGCGCGAAATGGCGCGGTTTGACGCCGACGGCCCCGACATGCATTACGCAGGGTCGCGCGAGGAACGTCAATATTGCGATGAGTGCCGCAAGGAAATCGGCTGGAACGATATGGCGAAGTTGACGCCCGACCACCGGACGTTATGCATCAGTTGTTGGGGCGAAGAGCAGGACGCAAAGGAGGTGGAGGATTGACTGGGGTTGAACAATGGCATTCCTTAAAAGGCGTTGTCGAGTGTGGCAATAATTATGAAGTATCTTCTTTTGGAAATGTTCGATCTATATTAACTGGAAAAATCAGAAAATCGAATAATGATAAAGATGGTTATCCGTATGTTGAATTGTTTTATGGCGGAAAGAGGAAGACATATAAGATTCATAGATTAGTCGCACTAGCTTTTATACCCATGCAAAAAGATAAAACCCAAGTAAATCATATCGATGGGCGCAAGGATAATAATAATGTCAGTAATTTGGAGTGGGTGAATAGTAGCGAAAATCAACTTCATGCAATTAGATTAGGACTAGTTAATAAAGAGAAAGTATCAAAGCATGCGCGGGAACTAGGTAGTAAATATGGGGCAATAAATGGTAAAAAATCCGCAAAACAAGTAGGGAAATATGATCTTACTGGGAAATTAATAAAAATATATCCGAGTGTATTTGCGGCGAGTAAAGAAAATAGCGTGCCTATTAGCACTGTATCAATGCAATGTAATAGACATGCTATGTCACGATATAGAAATTTCTATTTTAGATTCATATGTGAAAAAGTTCAACCTTCGTCCGGGGCGGTGTAACCTTCTAGTTGGAACGACATCGCGCCATCAGGCACGCCAACCGAGTGGTCGCGCCCAACGTAAACATACCGCTGCGGCAAATCGGCTTTCGTTAAGCCAATCGCGCCTACGAATTGCTTCGCGTAAGCATAGCGCCGCTCATCGAATTTGTACGGTCTTACGTCGGCCGGGCGCACGACGCCGGCTTTACCGACAATAATGCGCTTATTGACTTTATCGTAGCCAACGTAAACATGCGCAGGCCATTCGGTAATGCCAAGCAACTTCGCGGCGCCCGACGACAAGTATAGGCGCGAGAGCGAGTCGATCGTAATGTATTCGCCGGTACGCGTTTCACTCGAAATCCATTCGAAAGATTGCATACGTCACACTCCGTTCAGCGTTATTTATGGTTATTATATACGAAGTATTGACGGAAAACAAGCGGAATATTCGCAGGAGGCGATAAATTGACGATAAACAAGGCGTTATTTTCGAGTAATACCGATTTATGGGCGACGCCACAAGCGTTTTTCGATCGGTTGAATGACGAATTTCATTTTACGCTTGACCCGTGCTCGGACGGCACTAACGCAAAGTGCGAACGTTTCTTTACGCCAGCCGACGACGGCCTTGCGCAAGAATGGGCGGCGAGCATACGCCAATAATAAGCGCGATGGAGGCGACCGACTAATGGGCGCAGAATTCATCCAACAGGTAAACGTAATGAGTGACGCACTATTAAAAGGGGTAACAGATTATATCGAATACGAAAAATTTATTCGTGCAAAATATGAAGTCCTTAGTGGCAAATTGACACCGGAAAACCTCACCGAAATCGCGTTAAAAGGCAGCCATACAGCAGGCGTCATGCGTAATGTATACATTAACTACGTTCGGCGCCATGAGTTCGATATTCGAGCGTTATGGGACGCATGTATAGAAACGTTATTTATTGGCCTTGTATGGATGCCAATACTAGAGGAATACTTTCGCGACAATATGTTTAAAGAAGCGATTAACAAGACGAAATTCCCGGAATGGACGAAAATCGGCATAGCAGGCGGAAGTTGGGCGAAAATCAAACGTATGTTGGAAGAAATTGAGGTAGACGGCTAATGGGCGCGGTCCGAAACGGAGATAAAACCGAGGGAGTGAGGGCTTATCGGAGTTTCGCACATCGACACTCAACGCCGTGCTCGCGAGTATGACGCTAAATACCCGCTCGATACGCCTTACGGGATTCGCGCGGTGCTTGACGATTATTGGCGATTGGTTGCCGCGGTCGAAGCGGGTGACTACGATGCGGTCGACGTGTTGCTCGATTTTTTCGTGACGATGGACCGCGCGGAGCTAACCGACAAGCAATTTGCGGCGATTGTTGCGGTGTTTATCGAGGGGATGACGCAGGAGGAGGCGGCCGCCGCGCTTGGCCTCGCGAGCAAATCGGGCGTGAATAATTTGATTCAGCGGGCGATTGCGCGGATGGCGGAGGCCAACGGTTGGGGCGGCGAAGACGTGTACGCGGAATGGGCGCGATCTTATTATGGATGGGAGCGATTGTGTGACGAAAAAATTACTCGGTGATCTCGAACTTGACCGGATATATCAGATGGACTGTATCGATGGGATGCGATTGTTGCCGGATGATAGCGTTGACCTTATCGTGATTGATCCGCCGTATAACATAGGAAAGGACAAACGTTGGGATAAATGGCGGAGCGTTGACGATTACGTGGCGTGGATGACGGATGTATTTCGCGAGTGTGAACGCGTGTTGAAGCCGAACGGTTCGTTTTACTGGTTTCACAACGATTTCGAGCAGATCGTCGAGTTGCATCGGGCGCTTTGCGAAAATACAACGTTTGTATTTAAACAGTTTATCGTATGGAATAAACGGTTTGAAGGCGCGCGGAATAAAGGATTTCTCGACGGGTTTGTAGAAACGGGCGGACTTCGAAATTATCAGCAAATGGCGGAATATTGTTTGTTTTATACGTTTCAGGACGATTACGGAGTGGATAAAGAAGGATTCGGATTTCAGTCACTACGAAACTACTTTCGCGAATTGCAAAGTTTTATAGGTTTAAAAATTAGCGAAATAAATAAAACTCTAGGGCATCGAAAGGCAGAGCACGCTTTTTATTGGAAATCGACACAATGGGATTTACCTACCACCGAGACATATAACGAATTGATTGATGTTTTCAAAATCGATGAATGGAGCGGTTTCCGAAACTACGAATCACTTCGCGAAGAATACGAAAATCAACGCTACGTATTCAACAATCAAAAAACGCACCATTCCGTTTGGAATTATGAAATCGCCCCGAAAATCGGCCATATAACGCCAAAACCCGTTGAACTAATCGAAAATATCATTCGCCACAGTTCAAACGAAGGCGCGATTGTGCTCGATTGCTTCATGGGAAGCGGAACAACAGCGGTTGCTGCGGCGAAATTGAAACGAAATTTCATCGGATTCGAGCGCGAGCCGGAATACGTTAAGATCGCTAATCAGCGCCTCGAAAACGTGAGTGACGAATATACCGAGTAACGGAAAATGGACGGTGATTGAATGACGAAACAGCAGCAATACTTTCGTGAACTTAAATCGCTAATAGATTCGGAAGTAACACTCGAACATTTCAACGCTGACCTCATGCGATCAATCATAGACAAAGCGCTGGGTTGGTCGCGAACTCAAACAATACTAAAGCGTCCTCCAAAAACGGACGCTAGATTAATATACTACATCGCTTGTGAGTCGTGGGTAGAACGGTTGTTGGAAACGAATTTACAACGTCATTTTGAATCTACTGCGGACGTTGAAGAATATGTTTGGCGCCGAACTTCGCAAGTCGGCTGGGGTATTCCGATTGTCGGGTACGATACAGCTTATATCCAGCTGATAGATACGTTTAGACCGAAAATACACAAATGGATGGAGGCGGGTAGCAGCGAGTGAGCAGCGATTATAAATCGATTTTTGTCGCCGCGGTCGACAATTTGTGGGCGAGCGATTTGAATGCGCGGATTGGCGAGCTGAATGCGGAAATAAAACGATGGCAACACGAACTACAAATGGTTAAATCGGATGAGGTAGTCGCAGAAAAAATCGAAGATGATCTCGATACGATAGCGCAATTATTCGCGGAGAAGATCCGGAGAGTCGACGAATTGATCGAGCGATACATCGCGGCAACCGGCGAGCGGCCCGACGCAAGGCAACTCGATCGGCTGGCGACGTGGTTACTGAAAGGGGCGGAACACGGCGACATTGACGCGGAAGTATTAACCGCACCACAACGGTATAGACGCAAAAAACGCGAATTGCCGGACATGTTAATTGACGGAAAAATAATGAACGATGACGGTAACACATATCGTGAACCAAAGCCGTCAATGGACGAAAAAGGATCGCATTTTGAATACGTTAGAATGCCGAGTGATAACGAAGATAAACGTAAATTTAACGGATCGATGCGCCGTTATAACGTGAACTTTAACGGTAAAAAGTGACAAAATCGTGTATCGCATTTTTAAAACGTGAACAAACGCAAATTAAGGCGTACTAGAACAAATGAAGGCGGCAAAACGTGAACAAGCGAATTGTCTGCCGTTTTTGAAAAGGGAATAACGCGATGTGGCTACGGCCCTTCGCACGCTCGCGGTTACGGCCGTGGGCGCATTATTACGAAGTCGCTCGCTGATTAGCGGGCTTTTTTATTTTACGCGAAAGGGGATTACGTATGTTGAACGACAAAATTAAATTCGTATACTCGAAACGGCTCGCCGACTTTTTGATTCGCGAGTGCGGGCTGCGCTTTATTACTTACGCAAAGCATCCGAAAACCGACCGGCTATTTTGGCTATTTGAACGCGGGCCGGCGCTTGACGAGGCCTTGGCGAAGTATGATGAGCGCAAGCATTAGGCGAAACAAAATTAAGCGAAAGGAACGATTATATGGGCGATTATTTACGGTCAAAGGACGACATTAAACGGAATTTTACGAAGGTACCGGATCAACTATGGCAACTTTATACGCGGCTGCCGGACTTTAACGCGGAACATGCGATGCTTTACGTGATATTTCTCGCCTTCTTTAACGAGGAATACGGTTACAGTTTCCCAACGATAAAAGACCTCGAATTGCGCACGGGCTGGACGGACAAGACGATAAAGAAACGCCGCGATGTGCTCGAAAAATACGATCTAATCGAACGAGTGGCGCGCAATCATTTCGGAGGCAATAACCGTTATTACGTAAAGTTGCCGCTTGATGAGCCGGCATTTAACGCGAAATATGGCGGGCTGCTTGGCGATTATAAGACGCGCGAAGAACGGCTAAATGAGCGGGCGCAATCGGATAAAGAACGTTTGGAAAGCGTTAAGCAGGCGTTCGATATCGACGATTTAATTTAGCGCGCTAAAGCATAATCGGAGAATTTCCGATTCATTATCGGAGAACTTCCGATTATGGATCGGAGAATTTCCGAGTTATACAGATTTACAGTATTTATATTTACGTATATAGATTTACGTAATTGCGGGCAAAGGCATTCGCTATCGCTCATACCTTTGCCGCGCTAACTAACTTTTATACAAACGTATATAGGCGTGTGTATATCTTATCGCGTAAGTATTTCACGAAGTGTATTCAAAGAAGTAATTCATGAAGTTAGTTTGCAAGACCGCCGCGCCGCGCCGCCGTCTAGCGATTCATGCTCGCGATAAGCATCCGACTGACATCCGGCATCGGCCACGGTTTCACCGCGCATATAATACGGAAGGTTTCGGGGTGGCGTATGGTTGCGAAAATACGGCGCACGTCACCGCAAATATGGCGGCACCAGCACCGGCCGCGCCGACCGCGTCGCCTTCCGAACTCACGGGGGTAGCCGGCCAGACCCGAACATTCACGTAACCAAACCGAAGTCAACCGTAAAACAGATAAGTACGTATAACACATATTTGACGTAATTAAGTACAATTCCGACAATTTCCGGAAACCGCGTCGTTACGGGCTTTACGGCACAACGCCGGTTAAGGCACCGCGCAATAGGCCGGCACATGCGGCTAGCCTTTGCGTTTGGCTTTCGTTTGATAAACGATTGAAAACCGCATGAAATCAACGTTTGATAGCGATAGTGAACGGTTTACTTAGCCGAAGTCAATAACGTATATGATAACGATTGATGATCGGTTTAAAAGCGATAATTTCCGAATGAAAACGAATTTGTTTCGTTGATTGTTCGTTTTTCGTGCGACCCCCAGGCGGCTCCGCGCAGGGGCGCCAACTCTTGAAAAAACCTGGCGTAGCACTTTTCTAACTCGATAGGTAAGATTTTTGTGCGAAATATCTCGTAAGGCGGAAGTCGTTGGGTAACTAATAAGACTAATTTAGTTAGTGTTTACAGCCTAATAGATTATCTTGATAATGATTATAAGCCCCATTTTTTAGAAAAGATTAGCGAATTTGAACGAATAATTAACGAAAATGTAGCGTAAACCGTATTAAAACGTATGTAATGCGTCTGTGAGCGCCGTAAACGCCTCTCTCGCGCGTTTTCTACGCAACCCTAACGAATTATACCCGCAACACACGAAAACGGCTCATAGACGCCTTTACGGCTCTCAGAACGGCATGTGCGCGCTACATAGACGCAAACCCAACGAAAGGAGGCGGTTATCATCGCGTATGTAAACGGTGAATGGCTCGATAGGGAAGCGCGGCAACGGCGTATCGACCTCATCACGGAACGCGCCCGTAAGCTGCTTGCGCTTTATAAAGCCGGCAAGGCGACCGATTACCACATCGAAAAGTTGCGCGAGGACAAAGCGGAGCTGGAGCGGCTTAAGCGCGTGCACCGGGCGGAAGTCGATATGTTGTATTTCTTTTACGAATACTTTTCGGAAGCACGCAACCCCGGCAACCCCGATAACCTTGTGCCGGACCCCTCCGTTAACATGGACGACGCGCCCGACTTTCACGTTAAGCTGTCGCGTATTCTCGATTCTGTATCGAATTATAACCGGACCGCGCGAATCGCATGGGCGGCCAGCCGGGGCCACGCGAAGTCAGCGTATTTGTCCAACGCCTTTCCGGTGCATGAGATCGTCTATCGCAAGCGCAAAATGATTCTCATTATCTCGGAAACTGGCGAAGGCTCGAAGAAATTTATACGGTGGGTAAGCGGTCAATTAAAATACAACGAAAAGCTACGTGCTGATTTTGGTGAAGTGCTGAGCCCGAAAAAATCGCAAAACGAAAAAGACTCGGAAGAAGCGTTTTTAACGAGCACCGGCATTAAAATGGAGTCGACCTCGTTAGGTAAGCAGATTCGTGGTTTCCGTAATGGGTCGCAGCGGCCGGACTTAATCATTCTTGACGACTTAGAGTCGCGCGATTCCAATAACACGCCGGAGTTGCGTCAAAAGGCGAAAGATTGGTTCAACCAAGACTTAATGCCGGCTTATGATCCGACTTGTACCGCGATTATATTCATGGGTACGATTGTACACGTTGACTCACTTTTGAACTACGTACTTAACGAGCGCCAAGACTTTATTAAAAATAAGTTTCCGGCTATTTTGTCGCCACCAAAGCGGATGGACTTATGGGCGGAGTTCGAGCGGATTTACCGCGAATACAAGCCGACGGAAGAAGAATTACAGGCGATAGAGTTTGCCGCCGAAAAAAAGCGAACGCCTAACGCCGAAGCGGCTTTACGGTTTTACAACGAACACAAAGCGGAAATGGACGAAAACGTCGAAGTATTGTGGCCGGGCCGGTTTCCTATCGCGGAACTTATGCTCGAAAAACTCAACTTAGGTTCTAAAGCGTTTAACACCGAATTTATGAATAACCCGATCGACGAAGAATCGCAAATATTCAAGCCGGAGCAATTTTATTACTATGACCATATCGACTTTAGCCATCGCGATTACGGTATTTACATGGGCATTGACTTCGCGCTCGGTAAAGAACGCGGCGACTATTCGGCAATCGTAACGGTCGCGAAGCATAAAGCAACCGGTAAAATTTACGTTGTTGATGCGTATGGTGATCGGATACACCCGGACGAATTTATGAAGGTGATCATCGAAAAGGTGCGTAAATACCAGCCGGACAGAATCGGTGCTGAGGCGCAAATGGCGCAAGAGTTTTTCGTCGACCACTTAAAACGAAACTTGCAAAGCGTCGGCTACCCGGCTTACTCGCGCGTGACAAAAATTCAACAAAGGTCGCGTAAAGAATTACGCATTGAAGCGATGTTGCCCGATATTGAAAACGGCAGCATCGTTTTTCATAAAAGCCATCAACTTTTGTTAGAACAATTTGAACGCTACGGAAGTAACTGGCACGATGACCTGCCGGATGCGCTCGAAATGGCTATATCCGTATCTAAGCGGGCTAAGGTGAAAATCATCGACAAGCCAATTTGGCTATAAAGGAGTGATTGCGAATTGTCTACGAAAAAATTCAAGGCGCTTGAAGCGAAACTCACGCCGCAGCAACGTAAAGCGGCGTTAATCCTCGTTCAAAATGACATGATCGATGCGGCCGACGGCGGCAAACGCAAAATGTCGGAAATCGCGGCCGAAGTCGGTATCAGCGAGCGTCAGCTATACCGCTGGAAGCACCATAACCGCATATTCATCGATTATATGAACATGATTGCGGACGATTTTCTCGCGTCGTATCGGCCGGGCGTATACCGGCAAATGATGCGGTTGATTAACGCACAACAACCGTCGGTTAAGGCGATGGACTTGTATTTTAAACGGTTCGGGTTGCTTACCGAACGGCAAATTACGGAAGTGGTCGACGATAACGAAGATCAATCGGACGAAAAAATCGCGGAAGAAATTGCGGAACTCGAACGCGAACTTGAAAGCGACGAGTAACGAAAGGAGGCGGATGAATGCCGACGATATACAACGACTTTTACGAGCACACGAAAGATTACCGGCTGTTTCAGCCCGGCGCGCTTTACCCGCCGATTGATTCGCTCGAACGAATCGCAAAGTACCGGCGCGGGCGCGCTATTTTTAATGCGCGGTATTCCGAGCCGGCGTATTTAGGTGAACCCAATATACTGACGCGCGCAACGAAGCTACTTGCCGACACTCCGCAAGCATCGCAGCTAAACTCGTTATACATCGCGGTCAATTTGATGGACATTTTGCTGACGAAACCAGCCGATTTAATGGTCGGCGAGCCACCGCAGTACGAAAGCGGCAAGCCCGACGACTCGCCGGAACAAAAAGCGCTCAACCGGATTGTCGAGAACAACGATTTAAATGCGCTGCTACACGAATCGGTCATCGGCAACGGCTACCGCGGCGACGCATGGTTTAAAGTGCGTTACGGCTATTACCAAGACTTTTCCGCGCTGCCCGCTGGCGTCGGCATTCCGCAGGGCGCCGAAATGGGGCCGATTATCGAGCATGTTCGCGCCGACTATGTTTTTCCGGAAACATCGCGCGGCAACGTTAAGAAGTTTAAAGCGGTAAATATTGCGTGGGTCGAATGGGTCGAAAGCGAAACGGAGGAAGTGCCGTTTCTCAACGTCGAGCGTCACGTGCCCGGCTACATCACGTATGAGCGATTCCGTTTATATGAGCCGACGATAAACAACGAGTATGGCGTGCCGCTGCAAGTATTCACGATTGGCGACCGCGTGCCAACAGGCCGCGACTCAGACGTCGAAGAAACGGGCGTGCCGTATTTGCTCGTGCACCACGCGCCGTACAAATCGGTTGATGACGACTGGGCGGGCGTAAGCGGCATCGAAAAGATCGAAGAAGTGCTGGCCGCGATAAACGACCGGTTGATGCAAATCGATTATATCCTATGGAAACATTCGGACCCGACGATTTACGGACCCGATCTCGAAGGCTTCGACAGTAATTCCGCGCGGTTCGGCGGTCGATATATTCCGCTTACAAAAGAGGACGCAACCCCGGGCGCAATCACATGGAACGGTCAGCTTGACGCTGCATTCCGCGAGCTCGATATGCTGCTCGGCATCGTGTTCATGATGGCGGAAACGCCGCAGTGGCTGTTCGGCACGACAATGGTCGAGGACAAAGGTGGCTCGGGCACGTCGCACACGGACGGCGTTGCGATTAAAGCGCGCTTCATGCCGATATTGTCGAAGATTAAACGGATTCGCACGCACTATGACAAAGCGATTCGCGACGCGCTATGGACGGCGCAAATCCTCGAAAACTATGCGAATCAAGGCGTGGCTGGTTTCGAAAAATATACGCCGGTTTACCCGACAATCAAGTGGAAAGACGGTATTCCGCGCGACGAAAAAGAATTCGCGGAAATCATGCAGATTCGGACGGGCAATAAGCCGACTATCGACCAACTTAGCGCGATTAAGCTGCTTGACGAGGTGGACGATGAGAAAGCGCGTGAGGTTATCGCGCGAATTGATGACGATGAAAAGCGTATGAACGATACGGTTGATTCGTCGATATTTAACGCTGCCGACCAAGGAGCCAACGTAAATGGCGAATAACGACCCGAACTTCGACGCACAAGTCACGCAAATCGTCCGCTATTACAAGCGTGCTATCCGCGATTTACAGGCCGAATTATCCCGGTTGTCGCTTACCGATATGCAGCGCGCTCACATTATGGCGACGCTAAAAAGCGTTAGCGATATACTCGCGCAGCTAAACGAGGACTCGCGCAAATGGGTCGAAGAAAACGTGCCGGCTGCGGCTAGGCTCGCAGTTGAGCAAACGATTCTCGCGCTCGGCGTCGTTGAAACGTTGGCCGAAGCGGAAAAAATCGCATCGTTCAACCGCGCCAACCAAGCGGTTATTAAAGCGGCTATCGAGGACACGCAAGCCGATTTATTGGCGGTCACACAAAACGTTGACCGGAAAGTGCGGTCGGCCGTTCGTCGGGCCAGTGCCGAGGCCATGCGATCAAACTTGGCGAAGAACATCAACGGCAGACGCACGATAGCACACGATATTCTCGCGCGAATCCAAGCCGAGCTTGGCCAAGCGGTCAATACCGGCATCATTGACGCAATGGGCCGTCGCTGGAAACCGGACGTTTACGTTGATATGGTGACGCATACGAAGCTATCGCAACTTTACCGCGATGTAACGATAAACGAAGCGGTGCAGCGCGGAGCTTATTACGGTGTGGTTTCGCGCCACGGTGCTACGGATGGTTGCGGTAAGTGGGAAGGCAAAATCGTGAAGCTCGTGCCGGATGCGCCGGGTCCTTATACGTATGTTGGCGACATTCCCAATAGGGAATTATTCCATCGACAAACGGGTGGCTTCGTGCGGTGACGCACGTCGAATAACCGTCTAAATTCAGGGAAGCCTACGGCATTTTGCTATGGTAACCGTGAGCGAAGCCCGTAAAGGGAACGTGCAGAGACTATAATGGCGGGCACTCTTTATAGAGTGCGTGGGATAGTCCGACACTCCGGGAAATCGGAGATTACAGAAAGCCAAAATGTCGCCACCATATAAGTCCTATAAGAAATCCAGAAAACATCGCGTAAACAGCGGTGTTTTTATTTTGCCTTACGAAATGGCGTTAAACTTTCGGTAAAATCCATAGTCTACGCGGACTTTAAACGCGGGAGGAAACGCAATGAAAAAATTCGATATTCAGTTTTTCGCAGAACAAGAACAACCCGAAACTACTCCGGAAAGTCAAACGGTTGGGGAACCGGAAAATAAACCCGAAGAAAAACCGGAGCAACCCGAGAAAACATTTACGCAAGCGGAACTCGACGAGATTATCGCGAAACGAATCGAGCGCGAGCGTAAAAAGTACGAAGGCTTCGAGGAACTCAAGAAGAAAGCGGAGCAATACGAAAAGGAACTCGAAGAAAAGCGTTTAGCCGAAATGAGTGAAAAAGAACGCGCTGAGGAAATCGCAAGAAAAGCGGAAGAACAAGCGCAACAATACGCCAAACAACTCGAAGAATTGCAAGCGCAGGTTAAACGCGAAAAAGTGCATAACGCATTTATTACAGCGGCGACCGCGCACAATATCGCTTACGTTGAGGACGCGCTAAAACTCGCCGAAGCGGAATTGTCCGCGGTTGAATTCGGCGAGGACGGCAAGCCTGTCGGCGTAGAAGCGATTGTAGAGGCGCTGGTAAAAAACAAGCCGTATTTACTCGCGCAACAACAGCCCCGGACAATCGGTGACGCGTCGAACCATGCGCCCGAGCAAAAATCAGAAAAAACTGCGGAACAGTTGCTCAAGGAAGCGGCTGAGAAGGCGCGGAAAACCGGTCGGATCGAGGACTTTGTTGCCTATACAAAACTCAAAAAAGAACTTGGAAAATAGGGGGAATTATAAGTGTCAATGATCTACGATGCTAGCCTAATCGGAAAAAGAGAGTCTGTTGTTGATGAAATTCTGTTGTTGAATCCGCACCAAACGCCGCTCATCAACATGCTTGGCTTTGCTGCACCGGTTACACAAACTGAGCACCAATGGTTTGAAGATGAAATGTTCGCGGACGAATCTACGGTAAGTGGCGCCGTCGCTGTTGACGGAACAACCGTAACAGTAGCCGACGCAGAACCTTTCCGCGTCGATCAAGTTGTAAAAGTCGGGGACGAATTGATGAAAATTACGGCTGTCAACGGCAATAACCTTACTGTTGTTCGCGGTTACGCCGAAACTACCGCTGCCGCTATTGCTGACGGCGCTAAAATTGAATTCCAATTTACGGAAGGTGTCGAAGGTGCCGATGCCCGTGCTGCCCGTTTTAAAGCACGTAAAAAGGTATCCAACCTTACGCAAATTTTCGATGACACGATCCAAATTAGCGGCACAGCCGAAGCTGTTACGCAATACGGTATCAACGATTTATACGCATATGAAAAACAAAAGAAACAATTGGAATTAGCGCTTCAGCTCGAAAAAGCGTTAATCAACGGTGTTAAATACGAAAACGGTCAAATCCGTCAAATGGCCGGTTTGCGTTCGTTCATCCAAACCAACGTCACTAACGTTGGCGGAGCCTTGACGGCTGATGCGATCAATAATCTCGCGCAAGACATCTACGAAGCTGGCGGTTTCGCAAACGGTGGCCGATTCGTTATTATCGTGCCTGCGAAACAAAAACGTGCTCTTAGCGCACTAGACCAAGATAAAATTCGCTTGGAGCGCGCTGAAAACGTTCGCGGCCAAGTTGTCGACATGTTCGTTTCTGACTTCGGTCAATTCGAAATCCACGTCAACAACAACCTTGCGCCGGATGAATTATTCTTGGTTGACGCTAACCGTTTGGCCATCCGTCCGCTCGTTGGTCGCGACTTCTTCCACAAATATTTAGGTGAGAAGGGCGACTATCGCGAAGGTATGATCGTCGGTAAAACACTTGCCGCCTAATGAGGTAACTCATTAGTGAAAAGCGCGGAATTAAGCGGGAAAGCTGAGACGCTAACCCGAACCGAAGGCTAAGGGTAAAATCTTAGTCAGGGGCAACGCATAGATGGTGAACCTGCTTATGCAGAATATAATCCATCCACGAGGCCGCGCCGCCTTGATACGAGGCGAAAAGGTATGCTGAACTTACGCGAATAGGAAGCGTAAGAGCTATCGGATAAAAAGCCGGTAGGGTAACACATTGGAGTACACTCTCGAAGTTCTTCAAGAAAAAGCTCACGGTCGCCTGAAAGGTTTATCTTAATTTAAATTTATGATTAAACACGAAGTCAAACGCTAGCGTCGCGAACTAGCGCGAAGGACGAACGCCTACGTCCGAGACTTCGTGTTTTTATTAGGCGAATATCTTAAAGGCGGAGATATTTTGTCTAAGAAAACGTTTATAAACATCTGTAAAAATTGCGGGGCTAAGTTCGAAGTTGATATGCCTTGCAAACATGATCCAACCAATAAAAAGAAGTTTGTGCGATGTTGTTCAAAAAAGTGTGTTTCTGAACTAGCATCAAAGCGTTTGAAAGAAATGCACCGAATTGATTGTGATTTTAAACGCAAACAACACTCAAACATTTATTTTAGGAGAATAGATAAAGAAGTACTTGTTCAGAAGTTTAATTATGAGCACAAGCTCATTTCGGAAATTGCTTCCGAATTAAAATGTAAAGAAACCACATTAAGGCGAGAGATGAGAAGGCACAACATAAAACGCATCTTTTACAGAAAATGCCCACAATGTGGTGAATTTTTTGGGTGTAAGAATCGATCTATGGTCAATCCCGAAAGCAATAAATTCAAAAAGTTTTGTTCTCGAAAATGTTATCTATCTAGCAGAAAACAATGCGATACTTGGATTGAGTTAGAGGTCGAAACATTTTTAAAGAATAATAATTTTAACTTCAAGAAACAAGTACCAATAAATCGAATGACAATTGATTTTGTCGTGGATGACAATATAGCTATAGAAGTAAATGGAGATTTTTGGCATGCCAATCCTGACATTTACGGTAAACTCAAACCATTACACAAATACCACGAAAGAGTAATGAATAAGGATTCACGTAAAAAACAAGCTCTCGAACAAAGTGGATATAAAGTTATCACGGTTTGGGAAAATGATCTTAAAACCGATAAGGATGAATGCCTAAAACGACTTTATCAAGAATTGAAAGAAGTGAGTTAACAAGGAGTGATATGGTGGCGGAATATAAATCAAGGTATCAACAGCTCGGTTTTTACGTCGATGGCGTGCGCTATAAATTCGCCCACGGCGTTTTTAAAACCGACGACAAAAAGATTCAAGCGGTGCTTGACGGCCTGCCCGACGTTACTCGCGTTGACAAGCCGGAAGCACAAAAATCGGAGGCCAAGCCGAAAGCGAGCGCAAAGTCCTCCGGAAAGTAGACGGAGGGAGGAACGCTTATGGCGGCAACAATCGCGGACGCTGACGTATATATCGACGCCAACGTCATCATGGCCGAAGATTGGCTCGACGCGGATACGGCACAAAAACAACGCATACTCAGTACGGCGCAGCGGATATTCGCGGAAAAATTTCCGGGCTACACCATACCGGACAACGCCGTTTACGAGTTTTGCGCGGTGTTGGCCGTTAATTTCAACGATACAAACCGGCTATTTCAGCAAGGCCTCGCGGGGTTTTCGATAACCGGCGTCGGCTCGTGGACCGATAAGCAAGGCGCGCGTAAGGATATTTACGATATGATACCGCGCACGGCCGTCGAATTGATTAACGCTGAGCCCAAAAACGCTGACCTGCCGCGATTAGGCACGGGCCGCGCCGTGAAATGGACGGTGTTATAGATGGCGGTCGTACCGTTAAAACAAACGATAACCGTGCGGCGTAGCGGCGGCGTTGACGAATGGGGGCGGCCGTTGCCAACGCAAACATTTACGTTAAAATGCCGGATTGACGAAGGGTCGCAGTTAACCGTCCAGCACTCGGAAGGCATCGTGCAGAGCGGAACTATCGTGGCCGAAGCGAAAATCCTACTCGACAAACTCGCCGACATCCGATACACCGACGAAATTTCGTTCACGAACGAACTCGGCATAACCGTCACGCGAAACCCGAAACAAATCGATGTGAAGCGCGGATTGAACGGTAAGCCGATATTAACGGTGGTGTATATATGAGCGAGTTTGAGTTTGACGCAGCGAAGTTCTTTGCGCATATGGACAAAAAGAAACTCGTCACGATGGCGGCGGAAGAAACGGCTATGCACGATGTTGTTGACGACCTTGCGCGAATCAGTTCGAATATCGCGCCAATCGATTCAACTGCGCTTCGTAAATCGGTAAAAACGGACGTACGCAGGACACCAAAAACACAAACGCTAGTTGGTGAAGTTACGTTTGGCGTGACCGAAGTGTCGCCGGGCTATGGCCGGTTTAACTACGCGTTATGGACGCATGAAGCCGATTACAATCTCGGCCCGCGGTCGCGGCAAGCTCCGGGCGTGGACGGTTACGAAGTCGGGAATAAATACCTCGAGCGACCACTTGCGGGCGAGTCGCGCAAATACCTCGAATGGCTCGTTGGCGCAATCGGAAAGGCGGTGGATGATCGTTGAAAATACTCGACCTTATACACTTCGTAAACTCGCGAGTCCCTTTCGACTATTATCCGAACAGCTTTCCGTTGCCTAGCGAGTACGTGCCGGAATTTTGCGCGACGGTAAAGTTAACGGGCGGATTTCCGCCGAGCGATCTCGGTACTAAACGGCCATCATTTCAGATTATGGTGCGCGGTGGCCACGATGCTAACGGTATGGTTGATATTCCCGGCTGTGAGGCGAAGGCATACGAGATATACGAAGCGTTGACAAATATCGAAAATGTAACGATAGGAAATGATTCCGTCGTTATCATTCGCGCGAATAATAGCGCACCGATTTATATCGGCGATGATGATAACGGTTTACCAATATACTCAATGAATTTTACGTGCGTCGTTCGACCGTAACGGTCGGCGGCGTTTTTAAATTCCGAAAAGGGGGACGAAAGATTGCCAGCAAATACGGTAAATGTACCAATCGGACCGGCAACGGTTGAGTACGGTACGACTAACCCGATTGTTTTCGACATCACCAAAGGCGGTATTCAGTTTCAAGCGTCGACATCGACGCAAGATGTAACTGTCGATCAATACGGCGACACGCCGGTTAAATCCATCATCAAAGGCGTAACATGCCAAGTGACAATTCCTTTTGCGTTGCATGACCTCGACAAACTTGCAAAGGCTATTCCAAACTCGACGCTTATTACGGATTCATCCGACCCGAATAAAAAGAAACTCGAGGTTAACGCAAACTCCGGTTTTGATTTAATCAATGCGGCCGACAAACTCGTTATTAAGCCGACTGACCCGAACAGCACACCAAACGACTGGATTACGATTCCGTTGGCTGCGCCTGTAACTGATCCGGAGCTCACGTTTGATAGCGATAATGAGCGTGTTTACAATATTACATTCCGCGGCTATCCGGATTCCAACGGATTGCTTTATATCCTCGGTGACGAATCAGCAAACGCATAATGTACGGCGGGCTTCGGCCCGCTTTAAATTTCGCGAAGGAGGCGCAATATGGGTCTTTTGTTTAGTCGAACAGATTCCGTAATGCTCGGCGACAAGCCCGCAAAGGTCGGCAAACTAACACCGGCAAAATTCCGGAAACTGAACGAAGTCACAAACGTTATCCCGTTATTAGCGATGCATATTTTTACCGCGATGAAAAGTGAAGACCCGGCAACATATATGCTCGCCGTTGTCAACGAATTTATGAGCGAAGTCGTTAAGGTTGTCGCGGTTTTATCCGAGATTGACGAAAAATACATTGATGAAAACGCAAGTCTTACGCAAATAACGAATTACTTAGTTGAAATGATAAAACATAACGATTTTTCAACCGCGTTAAAAAACGTAAAAAGCCTTCTGTCGAAGTAGGCGCAGCAGACCCCGAACCGGCGGAAGGCTTTACGTATACACTGGACGATTATGTACGCGACGCTGCGGTAACGCTCGGCGTTTCACAAACTGTATTGGAAAACGAATATTACATGGTCGATTTACCGGCCATTATCGATAGATTGCGGAAGCGGCGCGCGATGGAGCGTTTGGAGCGTATTCAAGACATGCAGATCGCGTTTGGCCGTTACGAAGAAAAAGATGCAAAACGTATGATTAACGACCTTATTCGTGAAACGGGCGCAGTCGTTAACAACGGCAACAAATTCGATCGTGCCGCGTTCGAGCGGTTGCGCGCGTTGACGGCAAAAGGCGCGAATAGAGCGTGAAAGGAGGCGGGGCAAAGTGGCAACGGATGTGGGCGAAATAAGGGCGAGGGTAACGCTCAACAACGTCGAGTTCATGCGCAAGATTGATGAATCCAAGAAAAAAGCGGGCGAACTCGGCGACAAAGCGAAAAAGGTTTCGAAAGATATTAAAGCGATTCAAAAAGCGAGTCTAGTTGTTGGTGGAGCGGTTGCGACGGCTATCGGCGGAACCGTAAAAATGGCGGCTGACTTTGAGCAAAAATTGCAGGACATCAAAGCGGTTTCCGGGGCAACAACCGAAGAAATGGCGAAGATTCACGACCTCGCGATCGAAATGGGCGCCAAAACGAAATATAGCGCAGCCGAAGCAGCCGAAGGCATCGAGGAGCTTATCAAAGCCGGCGTTTCGCTGACCGACATCCTCAACGGCGGCCTTGAAGGCGCACTAAACCTCGCAACAGCCGGCGAGCTTTCGTTAGCCGACGCGGCCCAAGTCGCAAGTACCGCGTTGAATGCGTTTCGTGACGATCATCTAAAAGTGGCGGACGCAGCCGATATACTTTCGGGCGCGGCCAACGCTTCGGCCACGGACGTAAAAGAAATGGCGATGGGCTTGTCGCAAGCGTCGGCGGTTGCTAGCGGAATGGGCATGACGTTTAGAGATACGTCTACCGCGTTGGCGCTTTTCGCGCAATATGGGTTACGTGGTTCGGATGCTGGTACTTCGCTAAAAACGATGTTGCTCAATTTGATTCCGCAAACAAAGCAACAAAAAGAACTGTTCAAAGAACTCGGGCTCGTAACGAAAGATGGCGCGAATATTTTTTACGACGCTAACGGTAAGCTAAAGTCTTTTGCGGAAATTTCCGGGATTCTTCACGATAAATTGAAAAACTTATCGAACGAGCAACGTCAAGCAACGCTACAAATCCTTTTCGGAACGGATGCCGTGCGTGCTGCGAATATTATGTTTCGTGCCGGAGCCGACGGCGTCAACCAAATGTGGAAGGAAATGTCGAAAGTAAAAGCTGTTGACGTGGCGAAAACGAAAATGGACTCGTTGAAAGGATCGTTTGAAGAATTTAGAGGCGCGCTCGAAACGCTCAGCATCGAAATAGGCGAAGAATTCTTACCGACTTTCCGTAAAATTATCGACGGCGCGACGGACTTTATCGAGTGGCTAAGTAAGTTAAACCCTGCGTTAATCACAACCGGTTTGGAAGCGGCTGGGGCTGCGGCGGGTGTTGGCTTATTATTGACCGCGATAACGAAAATATCGTTGGCATTACGGGCTTTCGCATTAACACCAGTTGGCGCGGCCATTACGGCTATATCGTTATTAACGGGGTTATTCGTTGGCTTGCGTAGTTCAATGTCGAAAACCAATGAGGTTACAATTGAAACCATAAAGGCAACACAAAGCCAAGTTAAAACAATAGATGACGCAGTGAACACGTTTGAAGAACTGCGGAATAAAAACGCGTTAACAAATGCCGAATTACTGCGTTACATGGACATCCAAAGCGAGTTACAAAAAACAACCGACCCGTCCAAAATTAAGGCGCTTAAAGACGAAATGGCCGAACTCGAAAAGAAAAGCGGATTGTCGCACGACCAATTGCAGAAATTTCTTGACGCAAACAAGAAGATTATCGAAGCGTCACCGGAAACTGAACGCGCCATATCCGCGGAAGGTAATGCACTTGCGAAAAACGCTGATTCTGCTAAAAAGGCAGCGCAGGCGAAGTATGAATTACTTCAAGCACAAACAAAAGGGAAGTTTATAGAGCTTTTGAATAGTATTGACGATAAACTCGCGAAAGAAAAGGATTTAATTTCTGAGATACAATCTTTAGAAAAAGATAGAGAGGGTATCGTCGATAATATACGCAAGCATGAAGATACTATTGCAAAAGCAAATGAAACAATAAACAAATATAAGGATTCTCAAAATGAAAAAGAGCAAAGTTTAGCAAACCAAGCCTTTTTGTCGAAACGCGCAGCAGAAGCGCAGCTTGAAACAGAACGTAAAGCACTTCAAACGATTCAAAATAAAATCATCGGAAAACAAAAAGAATTAGAAACAACGCGAAAGGATATTGCGGAGCTTGAAAAAACAAAGGCGACTTATGAACAGTTAATTCTATCGAGCGTCGGGTTGACTTCGGAGCGCGGCAAAGGCCTTCAAGTTTTACAAAAGCAACTCGATAAACTCGAAGATCAAAAGTCGAAGCTCGGCCTGCTTCATTCGCAAGGAAAATTAAATACGGAAGAATACGAAACCCAAGTTGAAAAAATCGACGATCAGATTAAGCGGATTAAAACGGCACAAGGCGAATTACGCGAAATGAATGACATCGCAGGCAAAACTATTTATAAAGAAGTTAAGATTAAAACCGACCCATCTATCGTAAAAATCGACGATGACCTCAAGAAAGCCGTATTCAAAACCGTTCATTTAACGGTCGACCAACAACGGTTTCTCGTAAACAGCACGAAGGCGTACAACGATATGGTACGCAATCGTCATCAAGGCGGACCTGTACGTCCTAACGCGTTCGAATTGCCGAAATATCACGAAGGCGGCTCGCCTGCGTTCGATTGGACGCCGCCAATGTTCACCGAAAGGGATATACGGGTTCTCGGCAACGAAATGATTCTGACGGAAGGCCAACAAGCGAATTTATTCCGGTGGATTAAAAACGCGCAATTACCGCAGGCCAGCGCCGACTTTACGGAAACCAACGCATTACTCGCGGCAATCGAACGGGCTATCCGCGAATCGGGCGGCGATATTGTCGTTATGCTTGACGGCAAGCAAATCGAGCCATCGGTGTCGCGCGCCCAAGGCGCAACCGTTCGCGAAACGAAACGAAGGAGGGGCATCGTATAGATGGCGAATACTAACGGATTTACGTTTAACGGCCAGCATAGCGCTGGCTTTTTCATTGTCAACGCAAAAGAACGCCAAATCGCCCCTCCGATCGCACCGAAGTTGCTGACGGTGCCCGGACGGGCTGGCGCGTGGGACTACGGTTATGAACTCGGTGTGCGCGAAATTCCGGTGCAAGTGACGCTACTCGCGAATAGCCCGCAAGAATACCGTGACCTCGTGCGCGATGTGGCGGCGTGGCTGCTACCGGATGACCGAAAACCGAAGCAACTCGTTTTTGACGATGAGCCCGACAAATATTACTTGGCGCGACTGACCGGTGACACCGTGCTAAGCGAGTTAGTAACGTTCGGCACGGCAACGCTTACGTTTCTTTGCGCCGACCCATACGCGAGGTCAATCGTTGATAGCACGGAATTAACGTGGGGAAGCGAAGCGATAACGTTTCAGGCGAGGTATACGATGGGGTTAACAGGCACGAGCGACGTTAAATTGGTACAGTATCCGCAAACTATAACCGTATCAAACGCTGGCATGAATACGCGCCCCACGTTTATTATTACCGGAAGCGCCAGTACGCTTACGATAAACGCGAACGGTAAATCGTTTACTTTGCCGAGTTTTACGAATAAATCGTGGTATATCGACGGGGAACGTTATTTCGTTTTTCAAGTTGAGTTAACGGAATACGATCAATACTTTTTGGCACCGAATTTTCCCGCGGAACTTCCATCAAACTGGACGGAAATTAGCAAAATGAACGATTTTAGCGGCGATTTTTTAGAATTGCTGCCCGGGGATAATGACGTACGAATCGACGGTAGCGGGTTGAATTTTAATCTCACGGTTAAGTTTCCCTTTAAATACTTGTAAGGAGGCGGCTCAATGGCGGTAGGACATATCAACTATTCCGATACGCTACGCCAAGGCACCGATAAAATAAACGCGGCAATCGACCAATCAAACGAAGCGATAACAACGGCAAATGATGCGAAGTCAACGGCTGACCAAGCGTTAGTAAACTCGGAAAACACGCAAACGCAACTAGATACGATTGTGATTAACGGTGACTCATCCGTTGAGGCAGCGCAGGCTAGGGTTGCGGCGAATGGTACGACGTTCACAACGTTAAAAGCACGATTGGATGATAGCGACGCGCGGCTAGCTGACAATGCGGCTAGTTTGTCGGCCATTAGTTATAAAAATGCTCAAGTAAAACTTAATTTGATTAGTGCATATGGCGATAACGAAGCTTATCATCCTAAAGTTGTAATGTTTGACACTGCGTGGAATGGTTATAAATATTGGATGGCTTTCACTCCGTATCCGAATGCAGACCAATCAAAAGAAAACCCACATATATTAGCCAGTAACGATATGATAAATTGGGTGAAACCAACTGGATTAACAAACCCAATCAATACACCAGCCGGAAGTGACCCATCGAAGCAATATAATTCAGATACTCACTTGCTTTATAATCCTGATCTGAATCGTTTGGAACTATTTTGGCGATATGTCGATGATGTCGCAGACAAAGTCTATATTTATAGAAAGACATCAACGGATGGGGTTACTTTTTCGACTACCGACACGTTTATTTCGGCAACAAGAAGCGTACAGGATTTTGTTAGTCCTGCTATTATATATGAAAATGGCGTCTATAAAATGTGGTTTGTGGCAAACTGGTCTATATGGTATACAGAAAGCTCTGACGGCGGATCAACATGGAGTACCTATAGGAATCTCAATATCACGTATGAAGATAATGTCTATGGGTGGCACATCGATTGTATTCACACGGATGTTGGGTACGAATTATTTATTGTTGCGACGCCTGATAAAAACAATAGACAAATAATGCCGTTGTATTATAGCGTATCAAATGACAATATAACGTATTCAATGGCCACAAAAATTTTAACACCCTCAAAACAGGAATTTACGTGGGATAATAAAGGTATTTATAGAACTGGAGTTACTAAATTCAACGGCATATACTATGTGTTTTATTCGGGCATAAGTAAAGAAGGAAAGTACGGCATTGGCCTAACCTTTGGTGCAGACCTTAAGCATCTAAAAGGCATGGAAAGGCATACCCTCCCTACGAAGATAGCTGCAAGAAGATCATCTACAATCACTGCGGACCCAAACCAAGATTACCGTGTTTCTTTTGATACAGTAACCATTGACATAAATAGGGAACTTTCAAGCAGTACATTTATTGCAAAAGAGTCAGGTCTTTACCTCATAACAGCTTATATCACATTTGCTGCCCAAGTACCAAATAATGCTTATTTAAGACTGTATGAGAATGGCACTTATAAACAACCAATAGGTGGCGGCACAGGACAACAAGTACTCAATTTTTCAAGATTGGTCTATTTGCAAAGTGGATTTAGTTATGACTTTTATATACAACAAACAAGCGCGGGGAGTGTAACAGTTAACACTGTGAATATTGAAATCGCAAAAGTTTAAATGGCATGGAGGTGATTCCGTATAATTAAAATCTACGACCAAAACCGCAAACTAGTCGCCATCATCGAAAACGCCGTATCCATCGGTTACGACAAACGGCTGAACGAAGTCTGGACGGCAACCTTCGCCTTACCGGCTGACGACGTAAAAAATGCGTTTTGTCAGCCGTTTTATTATGCGGAAATATTTGACGGCGACGAGCGCGTCGACTTGTTTCGGATCATCACGCCAACCAAAGCGGTCGACGAAAATACGAAACTCATCACGTATCAATGCGAACACGTGCTCAGCACGCTACTCGACACGGTTATTTTTCGCGGCTTCCAAACCGACAACCTGACGACATACGATAATATTTCGTCGCTGCTCGCGTTTCAGTCCGATTTGAATTGGGTCGTTGGCCGCGTCGACTTTTCGTACAATTTTTCGTACAACTGGTCGAACACAAACGTCTTGTCGGCGCTATTCTCGATTACAAAACCGTTTCTTGACGCGTATATGTGGACGTGGGACACAACGGTTTACCCGTGGACGCTTAACCTTATCGCGCTTGACGATGCACCGTCCGCTTATATTCGCTACGGCAAGAATTTACGCGGCATCACGAAAGAAATCGACACATCGCAATTATGCACGCGGTTGTATGCGCTCGGTTACGGCGACGGCGACAACCAGCTCGGCATCGAGAAAGTCAACGGCGGCAAACCGTACATCGACGCGGACACCATTGGCACATACGGCGTTATTTCGCGCATATTTAGCGATAAGTCCTACGAAGATGCCACGGAGTTATTAAACGCTTCAAAGGCGCTTTTAAACGGCCTAAAAACGCCTCGCGTAACTTATACGGTCAGTGCCGCGGACTTGTATCGTATCACCGGAGATTCCATCGACAAATTCGAAATCGGCGCGATGGTTGACGTGAATGATACGGAAGCAGGCGAGCATTTTCAAACGCGAATTGTCGGTTTATCGAAGTCCGACGTGGAAGGCAATCCCGGCGACGTAACGATTACACTCGCGAATAAGAGCGACAATATCGCGGACGAAATCGCAAGTCTAACGGAACGGCAACTGATTAACGACCTCTACGCGCAAGGCGCGACAAATATCTATACGAACGATTACTCGGACAACTGCGACCCCAACAATCCGGCGACCATCCGGTTCTACGTGCCGGAAGATGCGGTGCGCGTTAACTCCGTAATGCTTAACTACGAAGTAACGGAGTTTCGCGCCTATTCAAAAGCAACGAAATCGGGCGGTGGCTCAACGCAAACAAGCTCGAGTGGTGGCGGCACAACGCAGACAACGACTAGTGGCGGGGGAACGACGAAAACGACCACAAGCGGTGGCGGCACAACGCAAACAACGTCTAGTGGAGGGGACACTACCCAAACGAGCTCAAGCGGCGGCGATCACCGACATTTAGTATTTAAATATAACCCGAACGTATCCGGTGCCGTCAACACATACCGATTCACAGACGCGAACGGGCGCCTTGTGGACTTATCGGCCAGCCCCGACGATTTATATACCGCTGGTAGCAGTGGCAACCATACGCATTCCGTCACGATTCCGAGCCATACGCATAGAGTTACAATACCAGATCATAACCATAACGTAACCATACCGGATCACTCGCATTCCGTGACCATACCGAACCACACGCACACGGTAACGATACCCGCACATACGCACGGTATTGATTACGGCATTTACATTGGCCCAAAGCCAACGAGCGTAACGGTAAAAGTCGACGGCACAACGGTAAGCGGGCTCGGACTTAGCGAGGACGGCGTTGACATCACGCCATATCTCGCGAAAGATTCCGACGGGCGTGTAACGCGCGGTACGTGGCACGAGATAACGATCACGCCGAACGACCTCGGGCGTGTAACGGCAAACGTGGTGACGCGTCTATTTATTCAGTCGCGCGGCGGCGGCAACTATTGAGGAGGGATACGAAGTGGTGACGCTTTTAGTTACGACGCATGACGGCGTGGAATATACCGTTAACGCCGATAATTACGACCCGACTACATTAAATGACGCGCTTAACAATAACGATTTGAATACGGTGGCAATCGGCGATTTGGTCATTTCGCGAATAAACGTAAAAACCGTTATCCCGCAAACGGAGAGCGGGGCAAGCGAATGAATCAAGTAACGGTGTTGAATGATGAATCGCGTGTTGTAGCGGTTGTAAACGAAGAAGCACGACTGGTAATGCTGCTACCCTCACGCGTGGATACCGAATACTCATTCGTAAGCCCAACGCAAGTATACGAAAATAATAAGGACGTGAGCCCGTAATGTTTTCGATTAAGCGCGGCGACTCGAAAATTCCGTTAAAGGCGCAATTATCGCGGAGTGAATCGGGGCCTGTCGATTTAACCGATTGCGCGGTTCGGTTTATCATGGCCGACGCGGCATACCGTGTGGTTATCGACGCGCCTGCGGAAATATTAGACGCGGCAAACGGCATTGTTTGGTACGTATTTAGCGAAGAAGCAACAAGCGTGGCTGGCGCGTATAAAGCGGAATTTGAAGTTACGTTTCCAGATGGGCGCAAGGAAACGTTTCCGGATAACGGTTTTATTCCGCTGACAATAAATATCGATTTGGGGTGATACGAATGGCAAGTCCGCAGACACGAAATTTAAAAACGGCAAATGGCGGTAAGGTTGCGCCACAGCACTACAATGACGCGATGGGCGACTTCGAGTATTCGAAGGGCTCGGACGGCGCGCTTCATACGAAAGTTATCAATCAGCCTAATGTTACGCTAGTCGATAAAAACGGTAATCCGATCGATAGCGAGAACAAGTTGCCGGTTGATGTTACGTTTCCGGCTGAGCAAGCGGTGAAAGATGTTGATGTTTTAACGAAGCTCGCGGATATTGAGTCGAAGATTCAAGCGACGAATGACCGATTGAATCAAACGCTTAATACTCAACTAACGGGGAGTATACTTGCAGACAGCCAAGCAATTCCTACGCGAAATAAACCGATTGAAACTAAAAGTATGTCAAACTTTACTGTACTAGCAGGGTCAACACTCATTTTAAATAATTTAAGCTT